CATTGCAGCAAAAGAACCTGCCGCCAATCCTAAAACTTGAACAGCAATAATTGAACCAATAGCCCAAACTGGAGCCGTAAAAAGCAGAATCCCAAAGAATATCCAGAACTTTTTCATTATTGAATCCAGTTTTCGTCTTTTTTGCGGAAGCCGTATCTGGCGTAATCCAGATCAGGACTTACATCAAGTTTTGTCATCGTAAAGTATTTGATTCTGCCGCTGGCTTTCAATTCTTTGCCGTACTTTATGTATGCGCCAAAAAGTCTGTACCCAGTTGACCCTTGCCTAAACCTTGGACGCACATACCAAGCAAGTTCATGTAAAGCAAATTGCTTATCATCCCAGATCGTAGGCAAAACAGCACAAAGCAACAGTCCTTTGCCTTCTTCCAAAAACACTTTCCCTGCACCGGCAAAAATGTGATCTAACAATTTATGCCAATACGCCACATTGTCTTCAGCCAATACCTCAATGAAATCAGCGGAATCACGAAATTCCTTCATCATTTCAATGACTTCATCTTTATCGTAATGATTGGCTTCGCGGATCATGTTTCTTTGCCGAAATAATAGTTTATTGTCGTAATGAACGCCACCCTATTCATGCTAGTGTCGCCCGAATTGAAGAATTGCCAAGCATTGTCGTTTGTATAGCGTCCAGCCACACGGTTTTGCAAGATAAGCTGAATGGAGGATGCTGCGACTGTGATGATCCCAACATACGATCTAACTTCTTCCATCCATTGTTCGCTGATGCTGAACGATGAAATGTAGCCATTAAAGTATTGATACAGACCGCCAGAGCCGCCTGTCGTAATCAGATTGCCATCAGTATCAAAAAAACCTTTCCACGCCTCAATCTGCGATCCTTTGATCTGCGAACCAAGGACAAAACCAAGCATTGCGGTATCAATGCCGACTAAAGTAAAAATGGTTTCGTTTGCAGTCGATTTGATGTCCCGCTGGGCATCCCCGACCTTGACTAATTGCCCCAAAGCATTGAATGGTTGAGCATCTACGGCAGTAATGGTCAATTCTGATGGAGCCGTGGAAAACCGATAGGTTCCACCAGGGCTAGTAACTCGCAGAAAATCCGCATAGCGGATATTGTTTGTCCCATCAACAGGAGCAATAACATTCATAGGACGCTTTCAAAGGCAATAAAAGCCCCAGACCATTGAATGAAGCTGTCATTGGTGATTGGGACTAGCGTATAGGTAGGGTAATCCCTAAGTATCACAGGGAATGTTGTTCCTGTGTAAGTCGAACCGCCCATAGAAATGGTGGTTCCATATTGCCCAATAACAGCGTTTATAGGCGATACAAGAGCATCAATAAGGTTCCTATGCACAGGGATGTTCACGGTTGATCCAGCGCCTCTCTGGACATCTGCCGTAGCTATGTAGGCATATCTTCCAACTTGGCAGAAATCCCCTGCCTTGACGATGTATGCGGTAGAACTGATGGATGGGAGATTGCCAAGCACCAAATTCTTTGCGGCTGATGCTACTTGCCATTGGCAAGCCGCCACCTGACCGCCTGTCATGTTGCCCTGGTATTTGATGTAGTTCAGCCAGCCTGTGCTGCCAAAGTTCAAATACTGTTCTAGCGATTTGTCAGGGATGCGGAGAGAGTTTAAAAGTTCACGGTTCTGCGAGTAATACAGGTAGTTCATGGGACGCATCTCGAACCCGAATGGAACTACGGTGACAATTTCTGCCGTGCTGATGCGCTGATTCCTCGAAACCACTTGACCGACAAATCGGTGGTCATTGATTCCAACCGATTCGCTGATAGATAGGATTGTTGTCAGACTCATAATTACCTCGATTGCGGCACAGACCTACTAGCAGATTGATTGGCAGACCAGACCGCCATCTTGTTCTTGGCAAGAAACTGCGTTGCAGATTGCGTGTCAATGGCTTGCATATTGGCAATATAAGGTCCGTTGTAGTTCACGGTTTGACCGCTACCCATAGTTGCAAGCTGATTGTTTGGAATGATTGTTCCAGCAGAGCCTGGGACAAAGAGTTCTGGACCTTGCTCACCAACGATGTATGGGGTGTTTGAGGATACAGGACCACCTTCAGCCATAAAGCCACTAGCGGCAACCGCGCCAAATCCTGATCCACCTCCAGGCGCAAATAAGTCTCCTATGCCTATTCCACCACCAAGACCAAATATGCTACCAAGACCGCCACCGCCACCTAACATTCCTTTTACTAATCTAGTGGCTTGCAACTTCATTTCAATCAAGAATAAGTCTTGAATGACGGATTGAGCAAATTCCTTAAATGAAAGTTTGCCTGTCTTAACAAAGTTTTCCAAGGCTTTTTCCATGTTGCCAAAGATAGCTTCATGGATTTGCCCTGCATGACGCATTTGCTCATTCAGTTCGGCAAGAATTTCCTTTTGAGCATACAAAGCTTCAATTGCTTTTTCTTTTAATGCTCTAACTTCTGGAGAAAGACTTTCTCTTTCAAGCAATGCCAGATCACGCGCTTTTTCTATTTGTAGTTCAGCAAGTTCAATCTCTTTCTGGGTTGCCCCCATCATTCTCATTTTGAGACTTAACTTATCCTGATCTGCCTTGTAAGCAATCTGAGATGTTGCCGCAGCCTCTCTTAAAGCAATAATGACTTTTTGTTGTGCATCTGCAATCTCATTTGCCGCTGCTTGAGAATCTTCTGTTATTGACCTTAATTGCTCAGAGTTTTCTATGTAAGACTTTAATTGCAATTCGCGTATTTTTGTATTTTTCTCGCGCTCAATCTCAATCACTTTTTCAGCAAGGATTTTTGCATTTTGTACGGCAAAAACATAATTCTCTTGTTGATTCTTCTTTTCCATTTCGAGTTTTGCCAACCCCATTTTCTGGAGTGCATCTAACTCGATTTTTTCTGAATCAGCCGCAAATTCTTTTAACGAACTAATATAGTTTGTAAAGCGTAATTGATCATTTTCCTGGCGTAAGGCGCGTTCTTTTTCCATGCCACCAGCAGCAATATATTTTTCAATCCTTGCTTTTTCTTCGGCAGTTTTTCTAGAATTTTCTAAAACAGCCGTTTGTTGCATTGCTTGTTGTTTAAGCAACTCTCTTAATGCAGCCTCATCTGCTTCCTTTGTATATTTATCACCACCAGCAGCAACTCTTCCTGCATAGGTATATGATCTTGGGTCTTTCAATCTGTCTTGTATTTTTTTGATCTTATCTTCTACAGTCTCAGGTCTGCCAATATTCATGGCAGCATCCCACCATTCAGACCATTTCTTTTTGCTTTCTTCTAGGATTTTTTCTAGCGTACCAAGTTCTCTTGTCTGACCGCTTAATGATTTATTAAGCAATTCAGCAGTTAATGCAGCCGCCTCTTGATTCTTTCCAAGTAAAGCAAGTTGAGAAATTTGCCTGTATTGAGCAAGCGTCAAGAAATTGAATTGGCTATTCAATTGAGCCGCAGAACTTGCAGATCCATTAAGAGATGGGATTAGTTTGTTTGCCGCTTCCTGACCAGACAAACCAGAAATCTTTGCATAGGTAGCAATAACTTCAGTAACTGATTTGATCGATTTGTCTGCAAACTGACCGCTTGCAGCCACCGCCATCAGAATATCTTTTGTGTTACCTACACTAAGATTTGTTTTGTCCGATAGCGTCCTAGCAAGATCAAGGAATGTGCCATTGGTCAATCCAGCAATGTTGTTTGTCAGGATCAAGGCATCCCGCAACTTTGCCATCTCTTCAGCGCCTTTATAGGCGGCAAAAGAGAAATAGCCTAGCGCAGCAGCACCACCCAAGACGGCGACCTTGAATGGCGTAAACATTGTGCCAATGGCTTTGAGCATATTGCCAAAGCCGCCCATCTGATCCTTCAATTGACCGCCCTGTTGCATCAAAGCAATCAGGGGATTACCACCAGAAGCAATTTGGGTTACAAGGTCAGTCGTTTGATAGGCAAGACCGATCTTTTGTTGCTCGGTCATTGTGAACCCTGCTTTCTTAGCAGAGTTTGCTATTGCATCGTAAGCCGCAGCTTGTTTTAGCAGTTCATCCTTGTGTTTTTGTGTAGCACTTTGATATCTGCCGCTAGATATTTCACGCTGGATAAGTTCTACTTGGGTAAGGGTTTTCCCGTAATCTTCTGTAGCAAATTTAAGTCTAGCTAATTCTCTTTCTGCCGCATTGCTATCTGCTTTTATTTCTCTTGATAGCTTTTTATTTGCAGAAATAGCTGCATTGATGTCCTTTTCCCATTCAGCAACATCAATTCCAAGAACAACGCCTAGTCTGGCTAGATTACGGGATGCCATTATCTTTTCCTTCTACTCGGATTGTTTTTCCTAGCAATTCGTTCTGCCATGTTTGGAATTTCGATTTCCAGTTCTGCTTTTAGCGTATCCAATATTTTAGGGATGTTTCTTTCTACAGAAACGCGCAGGAATGGATGGGGTGGAGTCCTTGCATTGCCAAATTCCTGAGACATGGAAACAGCAGATGCTTTGGCAGATAGGACAGCAATTGCTACATCTGTATCTCTTACATAGTCTGATTTTTTATCTTTATCGGATGGGATTCTTGCCTCGACCTTTAAGGTATCGCGCAAGTGAGGGGCAATCGTTGTATCCGTATGCTCTTCATCAAATGGCGCACTCATAATCGCATCGGGGAGAGCAACATCCATTGCAGATTTAGCCGCCCGAACAACTGTACCTTTTGCCACTAGATCGGCGCGGTACATTTGACCCATCTCTTTCAGGGTCCGTTCAAACTCGGCAAAACCTTCAAGTTGAAACTTCATTCTTTCCCTTCAAATGCTTATCTGCCCCAGGCATTCGCTGCAATAGCGACATAAACTGGGTCTGCACCATCGCTGATTTTTCCTCATCAGTCGGGGGTGGACTGATGTAATCAACCATTGAGGGAAGTATATTCTGTATCTTAAAAGGTGTCGCCCCCTGTTTTAGCTTGCTGTTCAGGTTCCCTGTGGCAAACGCAGAGAGGGCAATCAAGACTGCCTTGTTCCCGATATAGCCATCCGAGAGCATGATTTCGAGGTTCCTCATGTCATCAGCCGGGACTTGATCGGGATACCCGCCATGAGCATAAATGTAGGCTCTGGCTTGTGCGCGGATATCCCTGACTAGTTTTTTCGACTATCTTTATAGCCTGGGGTAATTGCCTCAGTAATCTTTGCTAGGATTTCCATCTGGGTCTGGAGCGTCCACTCTGCCTCGATCTCGGCATAGGTGATGTCCTCTAGGCTACCATTCTCAGGCACTAGCAACTTGATAAACTCGACCATCCTTGCTTCCATCGAGAGGACGGTTTTTGCCAACTCTTTGCTAGAACGCCCCGCTACGATCACATCATCCTTGGTGCGCTCGATGCCATCGCCTTCCATTCCCTTGGTGATCTCGGCAAACCGTGCCTGGATGTCCTTTTCGGGGATGTTGTCAATCCGCTGTTGGATTGCATCCAATTCAGCGGTCAGGGGAACCCGAATCTTGAATTCATGGTTTCCCAGGGTAAAAGTCTTGATGCGGAGATCGGAGATGTCTCCAAAAGTGGAGGTAAGACGGCTCATTTTGCACCCTTTATTATCTTGTTGAAAATCGAATTGTTGAGATTGATCACATAGTCAACTATGTCATCAGGACTCATTTTATCTGCATGGCGTTTAGCCAATTCGTAGGCAAGATGGATTCCAGCAATTCTTTGCTGAGTGAATCCGAACCAGTTTTTTTGACCGCTACTAGATAGATTGACTATGTAGCTGAGTAGGTCATTTGAGTTTTGTATTGTCGTATT